GGATTGAAGTTATGTATATACTGAACGCAGTTCTCGATGCCATCGGATATCATGTCCTCCCTAAACATATAGTTTACAAAGTTTGGTTTGTATGATAAATGTGTCGCGATTTTTACAAAACACTCTCCAAGGTAATTAGTGATGCGTGGTTTCGGATCACCTTTCTCTTCTGCCTCCTTTACGTCAGCTTTATATTGAACTATTGCGTATAAAAATTCTTTATTATTAACGTAATGTTCGGATCTTTTTCTCGTACCTTTTGCAGGCATATTCTATCCCCCAATATGATTATAGTTTAACATAAAACCAAACACTTGACAAGTCATGTAAATGGATGTACAATAACTCTGTCAGAGTTCAAGGGAATGCTATGTAGCTTCGCCTTTATTAAAGATATTCTCTAGATGCTCTCTGGCCTTCTCGACTGAAATTACATATCCCATCTTCTTTGTGACCTTTATCTTCTCTGCTGGGCCTTGTTGTAGATTGGTAAAGATAAATTTTTCATAATACTTAACTACTTCAGAGTCTGCTTGAGCTTCAACGACAGTTATAACTCTATCCATAGGTATAATTACAATATTTTCATTCGGCATACTTCTTAACCATGGCATCATGCGGAGACCCTCATGAGATCCATTCATATTTACTGTTTCGATTTCTACAGGATCACTAATGATCAAAACCGTGCGACCATTTTCCTCAGAAGGCATAACCTCACCGAAGATCTCCTCTCCTGATACTAATTTAACTGAAGCGTAGAAATCTTCTTCCATTAATTTTTACCTATGATTGTGTTATTCATAACTAAGTAGTCTATATTCATATTTAGAAAAGAATCAATAGCATCTTGTGGGGTTTCCACTATTGGTTTGCCATTATCATTGAAAGAGGTATTTAATAATACAGGAACTCCACTGATCTTATAATACTCTTCAAGTAGTAATGATAAGAAACCACTCTCAACTGTCTGTATTCTACATGTATTGTCTACATGTGTAATGGCTGGTATCTTATCTCTCTTGTCTTCTTTTACCGTCTGAGAATATAACATGTATGGACTCTCAATACCTTCTTCAAAGTAGTCTTGTAGATGGTCCTTAAGTATGACCCCAGCAAAGGGTCTCCACTCTTCTCTATGCTTTACCTTCTCGTTTAAAATATCCTTATTCTCTTTATATTTAGGAGACATCAAAATAGATCTATTACCTAAAGCACGAGGCCCAAATTCTGATCGACCTCGATACCAAGCAACTATCTTTCCATCTTCTAGGTATTGTGCAACTTTCTTTAGATCTAAGTTTTCTTCTCTAATTTCCAATGGTGTAAGATATCTTCTACCTAGAAATGCTAGATCAGAGGGAACTTTAACATCATGCCATAATGATGCACCAAAGGCAGCAGCTCCATATGACAAACCACAATCACTTACAAATGGTGTAATATGAAACTTTCTATTCTTGAACTTCTGTACTATCTTTGTGTTAGCATTGATGTTAAGAAAAGTACCGCCAGTTAAACAAACAACAGGTTCTAAGTAATCTTCATCAAGTCTTAAGATTAGTTCTATCAGGGATTCCTCAAAATTGTATTGTAATAACTGAGCTTTTTCTTCTGGAGTCAGTGGATATGGTTCTGGATCTTTCATATCAAATTGTACTTGTGGAAAGTATTGTCCAAATTGATATAGTTTTGTATTGTGTTTGGTAGATCCATAAGCTGCAAGACCCATAATCTTACCACTCATAGAGCAGTGATATAATGGATCATTGTATTCTATTTTCTTATTAGTCTTTTTACAATAGATGTAATGTGCCCATGTTTGATATAACAATCCCCACTCACCATTGAAAGGTAGATATCTATATTGGTTTTTTCTTTTATTAAAATATACTAGAGAACATTTTTCCAATCCAAGAGAACAATCACTTGTCCAGTTGTGAGATCCTCCTCCATCAATTACAATACAAACGCCTTCATTTGATTCTTGACTGAATATAGATGAATAAGCATGTGCTTGATGGTGAGAAATATATCCTACGTCTGCATTTGGAAAGACTTCTTGTAAAAATTGATGGGGTTTACCTTTGAACATGTGTTCCTTACACCACTCTTGTAAACCAATGTCTACGAATATAACTAAATCAACTTCTTCTTTTGGTATCTCATCTAAAACATAGTCTATAGATTTCTCTGGATATCTGCCATCGTATTTTAAACCACTAAGTCTCTCTTCTTGTATGCTACATAGGTGTTCACCATCTACAAACAGAGTAGCACCAGCGTCATGTACATAAGATTCTCTTGAAGATCCATCGAAACCTATAGAGCCATATATTCCTAATACTTTCATTTCAAATAAACCTTTTCAATTTGATAATTAAACTTCTCTTCATTGTATATTTTAACACGTTCAAAGAGGTGATTCAATGTATAATTCTTTTTACTTTTGATAGAAATGTCATCTGCGATATCGTATAAGACGGCCTTAGTTTTATTCTTACCCTTACGCAAGACCCTACCAATACTCTGTAAATTGCGTATTCTACTCTTGCTAGGAGATGCAAAGATGACGTTATGTAAGTTCTTAATGTTAATTCCTGTAGAGAATGTTCCATAAGAGGCCACAATGATTGCATTTTTTTCTCTATCAACGATAGATCTAACTTCTTCACGCTCTTCACCATCTACTCCTCCGTGTACATAAAAAACTTTTCTCCCACTCTTAACACTATTGTTAATTAAATTATATAGAGGTTCGCCATGAGCCTCCACTCTACTGTATAAGACTAGAGTATTACCATCAAGACTCAACGAAAGATTTTTTATGAACTCATTTCTTTTATCATGTTCTATGATATAGTTCATCTCTTCTCTGTAATCATCAAAAGGTATTGCAGGGTGTTTGATGAGAATAATTCTGATATCTAACTTAGCTAACTGTCCTTTACTCTGTAGATCTGATGTCTGTGTCACTTTGTATGAAGGCCCAAAGAGTCCTTCCAATACCCATTTGTGAGTCTGTGATCCACTCAGAGTTCCTGTAAATCCATATCTATATTTGGTATCTTTTAGTTTTGACATGATACCAATAAGAGATTTTGATTTGAATTGATGTGCCTCATCACCTACAATGACATCAAACTGAGAGAACCACTGTCTATCCATATTGTAGATAGATTGCCAAGTTGATATGGTTACACGTTGTTGTGCAGTCTTGTCTCTACCAGCATATACTTTATGACAATACTTTTCGACATTCCAACCATAATCAGTAAAGTCTTTGTACATCTGTTCTACAAGAGACGTAGTTGGAACTACAAGTAATATTCTTCTCTTTCTACCTACATGATATCTTGTGACAGCATAGATCATCAATGACTTGCCTGATCCAGTGGGAGATATAATTAATCTTCTATTGAATTTTAGTGCATCATATACACCTTGTATCTGATAATCTCTTGGTTTAAAACTAGAGATTGCAGCCATATAATCTTTTACGCCTTCTAGTGATATCTCATCATTCTCTTCAAATGGAGTTCCGTATGTTTCATTATCTACAAACTTTACACTATAGTCTGACTTCCTTGCCCACGCAACAATCTTATCTAACAATCCCACATATACTTCACCTGTTGCAGTTGAAAATAATCTTATCTTGCCATCCCAATGTCTGCTCCTATACTGAGGCATATACTTTGCGCCTGGAACATCAAAAGTAAAATAGTCTGACAGTTCTTGTTGCACATGAGGTTGTGCATCTACAGTCAGATGTACTTCATTCTTTTTGGCAATGATAAGATCACTCATAACCCATTCGTAAATCTTTGCCACTCAATGGCATTTTTGATTTGATACGTTCGATTCGATATGATTTTGAGAATACTTTCCAGATACTCAAGCATGATCTGTTGGTATTCAATCTTTGCAGTACACTTTATAAGGTCTGCGTCTGCATCAAAGTATTTGTCTAAGTCTGCCTTCAAGACTTTGAAGTCAAACGGTTTATCAACATATACCTCTGGTGATGCCTTACCTGTATAATATTGCCACTTTTCTTTTTTTAATATTTTATACTGTGTTTCCTGAGCTTTCTTTAGAGTCAGGATGTTATTATAAATTTTGTAGTATTTGGCGTGTAAGGCGGGTATTTTTGTTGATTCGTTGTGTAATAATTCATTGTCAATTATGGAATCTTTGTCCCATAAGTCTTGTATAAATTCAAGATTCATTCTTTAGTAGACTCTCCACATTAAAAATAGTATATTTAAAAGTAGCAGTCGCTACAATATAATTTATATCAGTTACGTCAGCGCTAAATGGAACTGGTGTTAAGGATACTGGAAATAGATCCTTGAATGTAATTTTTGCAATAGCGTTGAAGCTACTATTATACACCAAAATTGATCCATCTGACCGTGCAGCACCTAGAAGTGTTGTGTTTTCTGGATTTAAGTCAACAGCTTCTTCTAGAGACTCTGGATATCCTAATGCTCTCATCCATCTTTCAATCTCTAAGTAGTTCTCTAGATTCTCATCAATAAAGAAATCTATATCCAAATCACCATACTGCAACTTATCGCCAGGAACAGGAATGTCTCTGAGATAGTTGGTTTGTATTGCTGCACCTAGAGTTAGGTTAGGTATAGAAACAGACTTAGAAAAGAAATCAACCTTTGGAGCTTTAGTCAAGGTAAACTTGAATCCAGCTGGAGACAGAAAATTCCTGTTATTAAGTTGTCTAGAAAATAGATCAGGTCCTTTAACTGAGGTATAATCTGCCATGAGTTTTTACTTTTATTTAGCAATTTTTGTTAAGGTCTTCTGCCATGTTGCCACCTATATTAGCGCCTTGATCACCACCAAACATAGCCACCCAGCCAGCAGCGACCCAACCAACAAAGGGAATAGTACTAAGAGTAGGAGCAGCAGCTGCACCAACTGAAGTACCCACAAGTCTTCCTGTACCTTTGGCCGCTCCAACTGCTTCGATACAGGCCTCACTTTTTCGTGCGGTAGTTATCTCATCTGCTTGTTTTTGTGTCAATCCAGGCTTTCCGTCTAACCATGAACGAGTGTTAGATACTGCACCACCTTGGTTTATAGAACCATCCATGAAGTATTCTTTAGTGATCTTAGTAGTTTCATTTGCTAATCCTAAGAAACCACCTTTCTCTTTGATGTCTTCAGTAATAAATGCTGTCTTAGGGTCATTAGCACTGTAACTAATCCTGTATCCCTCCTCGTTTGCAGATACAACATAAGAGGTATAGGGTCCTACTGGAACATCTATACTTGGTATTTTACTTTTTTCTCTGGTTGCGATGTAACCTATCATGCCAATATGTGACACTGCGAAGAGACTACCGACCACACCAACAGATATCCATTTCCATGTATTCATAATTCAACACATTGTTTCGTATATTATATAGGCATAAAAAAAGAGACCCATTTGGGTCTCTTTGAAAGGATTGTAATACTTGAATTACATAAGGTTAGAAACCTTAACTCTCCTGTAGTAACGGTTAGCGTTGGATAGAAGTCTTCCAAGACCTTGGTTAGTTACGTTACCTTCTGCAAATGGGTTTGCAACGATTCCGTAACGAGTCTTAAAGCCAATTTTTGGTTGGAAGGTGTCTTGTCCCACAGCTCTTACCATCTGTAATGGAACGTAAGGGCAGTAGAATAATCCAGCGTCATAAGGATTAGT